CCCCGACAGATAACTGATGTTCGTGTTCGCCACCGGTACTGCCAGCTTGGTATTCTACGCCCCATTCTGATGTGCCCTGTGCCAGCAAAACACGTCCTGCCGGCATTGCCTCCCACGTACCGCCAAAAAGATCTGCAGGTGATGTCGAATTTACAGACATATATATACTGCCTACAGGATATGAATCTAAAGCAGTAGGCCTAATATTTTGTACCGTCCATACAACACTGCCGTCATTTATCTCCTGTCCTACAACAGCATTAGCTTCTAAAATCGGTTCAACGGAACTTGTAGTTCCTGCAGTTTTACATAACAAATAAGCCCAGCTTGGACCATTACCGTCTTCGGTATATCTTATATCTCCAGCTATAATTTCCTCATTCGGATTCCATGCATTCTTACTTTTTCCAACGATCGTGATTATCTTATTTTTAATATCACTAAGTAAATTAATTCCTTTACCTGCCAAAAGAGTTAGTAAATCTCCCTTTTTAGTTGCAATAACACTATCTTTGCCAATAGTAATGCCTTTTAAATTAAAGTCATTTGGATGAGCCTCTGTATCTTCATTATGCTCAGTAACTTTATCCTCTGCAATTTTTCTTGCATTAGCCACTGTTACTATACCTTCAGGATCAATAATTGCTGTTATATTCGCCATGTTTTCCGTTACTACATTAATACTAAATTCTTCTGAAATCACAACAGAGCTTGATGCGGAAGGCAGAAAATCAGGGGAGGTATCTGTCATTATTGCATACATTATTTCCCCAACATCAGGATCATTTGCAAATACACCACATTCACGAATATAGTACCCTTCTGAAAGTTCAGCATTAGTAACAATACTTTGAATTTTAGCTAATCCACCATTAACACTGATTGCCGTTAATCCTAAAGCTTGTTTGGGTTGAATCAAATCAGTAAGATCTTCTGGCGATACTCCATCTGGAATAATACCAGAACCCAATTTCATCTTAGTGATCGTTAATGTACTACCAGCAATAGCTTTTGCCTGTAATACCTTTCCTTGTTTAGTCAACATTAAATTTGCCCAGTTTGGCATGTTACTTCAACTCCTTTGTGTACATAGATTGCAGCTCCAAAATAATTATTGATATTTAAAATCTGTGGTTTTATCTGTGATGGGAAAATCTCCACTTTTCTCATTGAAGAATAGACCCCTCCAACAAATAAGGAGCCAGCTATTTGACGGTCAAAACTTAAAGCGTCAAGCCAACTCCTAACATTCTTACTTTCTTTAATTGCCCTATACAAATTGTCCAAAACAGATTTATCTGGAATGCCTTCTGAAATCATTCTTACCTGAAAATGATATGGTTTCCCACCATATTCCCAATTCTCATAAACTTTTGCTGATTTAAAAACAGCTGTACATACTTCCTCTACTGCAGCAGGAGTGCCTTTTCTCCGATGCCAGTCAATGGCCTTGCGCACTAATGCCCTTTTTTTATTGATATCTGCCGCATAATCATAAAAATCAACATGATATTGCCAAGCTAGTTCATCCACCAATGTTTCCGGCAACTGATCCAATCGTGGCAGTAACAAAACTAATTCAGCTTTTTCATTAATCGTTTGTAATTTTTCTGCAATGGCATTACAGATATTTCTTATCGTTTCGTTGCTTGCAATGCTAGTGGGTAGCAACTCGATTAAATTCAGATTTTGCAGATCATTCATTTTCTAGCCCCCCAAATGTAACATTAACATTTTCAGCTATCGCTACATGGTTATCAGCAACGATCCGAAAAGTAGGCGAAGATATAACCGCTCGCTTGGCGCCAGCATTTTTAATAAGACAGATTAACTCGTCCGGATTGATATCACGGCCAAGCTTAGATTTTTGCCAATCGATATAATCCTCCACCGCTTTCGCTACCGCGCTTTGAACGGCAACAGATTTAGCTTCATTTGCCCGGTCAATGTAATACGTGAGTGTAAGATCATAATTGACAACCTCCGGAGCAGCCACATGCACATGGTCAGTGAGCGGCCTTACAGATCTATCACTGCATGCTGCCTCTACGATATCCAGCATTTCTTTTCCCGGTATTCCACCGCCTACAAGTAGCGGTGTTATCAGTACTTGCCCCGGCTCCGGTGATATTACCGATACATCAACAATCAAAGACGAAGCTCGTTTGGCAATTTTAATGTATTCGCCCACTGGTCCAGCTACCGAAAATCCCTCCGGAGCCTCGCGAATAGCCTCACGCAAAGAATCGTCACTCTCGACATCTGAACCTCCCTCCGACGTTGTGGTATTGACCATTCCAGCGACGTACGGAATTGGATCAACAATCTTATTGATTTCTCCCGGCAGATAGCCATTACCGAGAACACCAGCCACAGTACAGGTAGCCGCTACAGAAACATCCAACTGTCCAGCTATGACCGTTGCATCCTGATCAATAGCAAAAAACACATTATCTCCAGCTGTCGCCCGCGTACCTGCTGGAATGTTTGTCGCAACGGACCGCACCTCCGACAGGGTTATTTTAATTGTCGTGACAGAGGCCTTGGCGCCAATACGTTCTGCCCCGACAAGTACGCCCAAGTGATCCAGGTTGGCACCTGCCGAATATCGCAATAGATTTTGTTTGCCGGTGTAGTTGATCTTATTGCACAGCATCAGGATAATGGCCGCAATCACGCATAAAAATAACCGGACAGGATCACCTTGTGCAAGGGTTCTCCCGGTTATTTCCGTATAAAGCTTTATGATATCCGATAATATTTCTTGTTCGTCTGCACTAACAAATTCAATGTCCGGCAGATCACTAAGTTTCATTTATGACCACCTTCACTTTCGCCCTTAAAACGCCCTCCGCATTAGAGCGCCATGTAATTTGTTTTACCGTAACTCGCGGCTCATATTTTTTTAATGCAGCAAATATTTCACTTTCTGCTTTCGCTTTAGCCGATAACAGCGGAGCATCTACATAGTTTGCATCAATGCCAAAGTCACGGTCTAACGGTACGTTAAACTTAGACGTGCTAAGTATTGTACTGCAATTTTGTAAAATTTCCATTTGCACATTTTTTGGAGCAAAATCTACGTCAACTCTTTCTCCCGCAGTAAGTTCAAAATCCATCAGCGCACCTCCTCTGTAGAATATTCAGTCAATGTAATATCGACGCTAACGGAAAGTATTTTACCGCCTGCCCGCCAATAGCTTACGTTTTCCCCTATATCCTCCAGCAACCAATAATTATCAGATACCGGCGCACCACCTAAAATAAACGGAAAAACTGCGCCTGTGTCCCTCATTTTCCTCAGCCTCCCCAGCTCGCTTTCGGGATTTATGCCGTGATCAGTGCGCAGCTGGATCTTCATGCTAACTTTTTCAACGTCAGGCCCTAAAAACTCCATTACAGGTTTACGACCAATCAAATCGTGCTTTGCCCAGCGGCCGGAACCACTGCGGCCGTAATCACTAAAAGTACGAATTTTACCATATGTCACAACAAAAGGGATATCTCCCATAGATCCAACTTGCATATTAACCTCCTATGATTACATCCGGACTTCCAGAAGCGACACTGCCTCCACAGTCTATCGGATCACCTACCCTTGCTGCCTGCAGTCCATTAATAAGAACTGTGCTGCTGCCGCTGGCGATATGCGCTGTATGTGCTGGATGCACGATACATCCATGCGGAGCATAACTATCTCCGACACGTCCTGCACCTTTACCGTTAATTATTACATTTGTACTTGCACTCACAAGCACAGTCCCTGGACAAGCATCATGTCCTGTATCAGTATCGCCTAATCTTGTCGCCTGCAATTTACCCACCTCCTTTAAGTATTTTTGTATATAGAAAAAGCGCCCTTAAAATAAGGACGCTTTAGTTAGCGATTATCTACCATTTACTCTCGATTGCAATATATACACGCTTTTACTAGCCCTAAATCAAGTGTTTTATTATTTCATAACCATCACTTATTCTATATAATATTTGTGAAGTTTTTGAAAAATATGTTATAATGATAAAAATGATAAAGAATTGGAGATGTTTTTATGTTGAAAAAAAATCCTTAAATGGGGAGCAAGTCTTATCGTTTTACTGGTTTTAATTGGAAGTTGTGCAGGAGATAACTCTACAAAATCAACTTCTTCCTCAGCTACGACTAAAGCCACGCAAGACGCACCTAAAGTAAAAACTTATTCAGCAGGCCAATATAAAATTGGTAAAGACTTGCCTGCCGGAGAGTACGTTGTTATCTCAAATGGCGACAGTTATATTGAACTGGCCAGCGATTCAACTGGTAATTTCAGCAGTATCATAGCAAATGATGTCTTTAAAAACAGAAGTGTTATTACAGTTCAAGACGGTCAATATCTAAAAGTACAACGTGGTACTATCTATGCGGCCAAAGATGCACCCAAAGTAGAATTAAAAAATGGTATGTTACCTTCCTGTATGTACAAAGTAGGTATTGATTTCCCTGCTGGCGAATACAAAGTCACTTCTAACGGTGGGGATAGCTATATCGAAGTCTCCAGAGATAGCAGCCACAATATGAGTTCCATTATTTCCAATGATTTATTCACAGGAGACCGTTACATCCAGGTATCTGATGGTCAATGTTTAAAATTCTTCAACTGCGAAGTAAAAATCAAATAAGAAAGAAGTGTTATTTATGAAAAAATTAACTGCTCTATTTTTAGTTTTAGTTTTTACATTAGCTTTAGCAGCTACAGCATTTGCTCATCCAGGTAGAACAGATTCTAACGGTGGACACTGGGATAGAAGAACTGGAACATACCATAAACATTAAATTTTCCATATAAAAAGGCACTCCTTGAGGAGTGCCTTTT